GGAAATTCTAAGAAGTATGAAATAGTATTCGAAAAAAATGGAAAGACGTACACTCGTAAATTCGGCGCCGCTGGGATGTCTGACTTTACAATTCATAAAGACAAAGAGCGCCGCGAGAGATACATTTCACGTCATAAGAAAGACCTTCGTACTAAAGACCCAATGAAACCCGGTTATTTGTCTATGTACATACTTTGGAACAAACCAAGTCTTAAAGCCAGTCTTGCCGACTACAAACGTAGACTTAATGTTTACAATAAAACAGGTAAGTTTCCAACTGACATATCTGGTAGTAAGAAGCTGTCCTTTGGAATGAAAAATGCGGCACAAATAAAAGACATTCTCGCGGATAAAGTACGTTGGGACCCAGCCCAGATAATACTTGAGTATGCCGCCGCCCCAGAACTTCAAAAGTTGGCTCGCGGATACCTAGCTAGAAAATTTGTTAAGTCAAAAAAGTATCTCAAGATGGTTTTACTTGCCATTAATATCGATTTTTATAATTCTATTAGAAGGTCAATGGGGTCTGGTTTTGATCCGGAACAATATGCAATTGAACAAATGACTCCAAATTCCGGAGAACCATGGTTGGCTTTAAACCCTTTGAAAAACGACACGGCTTTTTTGCTAAAGAAAATGTCTTCTATTTTAACTAAAAAGGATCTTTCAGATGACCTTTTATGGTATAATATAATAAGTTATGTCCTAGATGAAATAGTTACATTAGACCCCGATAATATACAATACCGAGGACAACAGGGGATTAATGTAGAGCAGTCGGCCGACTACACCATTGAACTTTTGAATAAAATGGGGTATCCATATGGACCCGGAGATGATCTTTATGAATGGTATAATAATGCGCTTGCTTGGTTAGAAGAAGAGAATGTTATAGAACTAAATTTCGGTAAAAAATACAAATTACCTGATAATGTAGTTAATAAGAAAATGTATGAATCTATCAAGTCTAAAATTCAGAGGTCTATAAAAGGACGTAGATGGGGAGCATATGATTCGGGTAGACTCGTTAGAGAATACAAATCAAAGGGAGGAAAATACACTGGTTCAAAAGGAAAATCAAATTTATCTCGCTGGTACAAAGAAAAATGGGTAGACGCTTGTGCCTGGCCCAAAAGAAAACCATGTGGACGCAAGACTAAAAAGTCTATCGCTTATTGCCGACCAAGTAAAAAAGTAGACTCAAAGACTCCTAAGTTAGTTCAGAAATTGTCCGCCGCTCAACGCAAGTCGCGATGTGCTCGTAAAAAGAATACCCCTATGAAAAGAATAACCAAGTTTGGAAAGGCGGGCCCGGATGTTAATGTAGGAAATGGGTGGGTTATTCACTGCAATCCCGTACCTGGTATAGGCCCTCATGCAACATTGAGACAAAAACAACTTGCCGGACCAGAGCGCGAAACAGACTGGGCGTTTAGATATGGTATTAAAACACGGGGAGGTGCGCCAGAATTTTGGGCATCTGGGGATGATCCACTTGGTCCAAGATCGGGTACAGGACTTCCTAACGTGCGTGGTCAGCAGATGTTAATGGATTATTTTTATAATAATTGCGGAGGATACAATCCTAGGATGATGCCCCCAAAGTCGCCGGCCCATTATTCTTATAATAAATTCGGTGATAAAAAAAAACTTAGACAGGATATGTATAATGACATCATATTAGGGCCTAGTAACGATATGCGAGATAACGTAAAGAATGCTCTAATTAAACGGTGCCCAGGTGCTTTGACGCCTAGATTAGATAATAAAGAGTGTTCTAAGAGAATGACCGAACTTATATTAAGTATCTATTTTACTATGATTAAAGACAAATCAATTAAATTAAACACCAAACGCAAAAGAGAAATTAACGCTAAAATAAGAAGTATATCTAAAGTTTACGGCGCCCCAAGCATGTTAAATTTGAGAAAAAAATATTTAATAGACGAATTGTTAATAGGGTTACAGGGTGGATATTTTGGTAAGGTATTCAAAGGAGAACTATCAAATTATATTCTAGAATCTATAATCACTTAAAAACATAAAATATAAATATTAAATGGAAGAAATCTTACCGGGTCTTGGGGCTGGAATAGTTTCTACATTAATTTGTAGTCCACTTGATACAATTCGAATAAATTATCAATTGGGTAATAAGATTAAATACAATAAAAATTACTTATATCGCGGAATTGGATATGGTATAATAGGTATTCCTACATTTTGGTCTATTTATTTTCCTATGTACAAAAGACTTAAAAGTGAAGTTAACACTCCAGTCGCGGCATACATTGCGTGTTGTACAGCAAGTACATTTACTACACCGTTTTGGGTTTTGAGACAGGCTAAACAAACTAATAAAAAAATAAATATGAGTGTAAGTAATCTATACAGAGGTATTTTCCCCACTTACCTTATTAATTTGAGTTTTACAGTACAGATGCCTTTGTATGAATACATGAAATCTAAAGTAGAAAACACTACATTCAATGTATTCGTTTGCGCTGCCTTTTCTAAGACTATCGCTACATGTATATTTTATCCATTGGATACTATACGTGCTAGACTTCGCGACGGTAATATAGGTATCTATTCGAATTATTATAGAGGAATGTCTATTTACATTCTTAGAAGTTTGCCATATCACATTTCAGTTTTTTGTACTTATGAGTACATTAAGAACGTTATTTCATAAAAAACTTAGTATATGATATAGCTTGTAGATAACAATCAGCAAGATCGTCTTTTTTCTTGTGTTTTTCAAAAAAGTCTTGATGTGTTTTTATTAGTTCTCGTGTATGTTCGATACCTAATTTTTTATTCTGGAGATATTTATTTTTAGTTTTATGCTCAATCTTTGTATTAGAGCACATCAGTTTATATTTAGGTTGATAAAACATTATTTTACATAGCGCATTTTTTTCATGTTGAATTCGTAGAGTAAAATATACATATAAGGCAGTTGATATATTTCTCATTTTAGGGTTAAATGATGGTTGTTTCTCTAAAAGAATTATATCAGCTTCTAAAATGTAATTAATTTCATCCAATGTTTTGATAACTATTAACGTTTCATTTGTTCCTGAACAATCTAATATATTCCAATCAAGTATGTCATTTGTCTCCGTATCTATCATACAATAAGCTAAATTTTTAATACCGATGTCAAAGGAAAGTATAATCATTATTTTAAAATTAACATTATATTTAAATTGTTTAATCGTATAAAAAGAATAATTCATTGATTTCAGGTTCGTCGTCCGCGTTTTCTATGTATAAATCTACACCCGGAATGTATACAATTTCAGCATGGGTTAAATAAGTTTCAAAAAGACTGAGAATACAACCCATTATCTTTTGTTTATATTAATCAAAGGTTTTATATCTGATATACTTACCTTCTTTTTACTTTTAGTTTTCTTAAGATTATTAATATCGTTTACGTCCCATGATACAAACAATTTGTTATCTGCTAAAAGCACTACACAAAAACCTTCGTTTTTCAAAATAGTGAATAAATAAGTGGAAATTTCCGCGACATTATACGCGGGGAACCCAAATGTATAACTAGGTACTGTATAAACGCATCTTAATTCCCCATGTTTAGACAGGTGTCTAATTTTATCCGACATTTTTCGCAGTATATCATTTCTAAGCCCATTGTATCGCACATGTTGCCTTTTTTGAAGTTCTAGAATGTCTCGAAGACCTGACATATTTATAAATTACATCACATTACATTTTACTTAAAAAAGCGTATTTTCTTTAACTTGATATTCTTCATTTTCATCCTCAGACTCATCATCATCAGATTCGTCGTCATCAGAAATATCAAATTGTTTGTTTACAGTAACATCTGTACCTGGTTCTATACTCTTTAATTCATTTATATCCTCGATAGAGTCTCCGTGTGGTTCAGTTTCCCCTTGAGTATCTTCTGGACGATCTTCTTTATTGTTACTTATCAGTTGCTCTACCACCTTAGAATGTACGGGGTTTGATATTGGAATTATAGGTATTTCCTTGTTTTCTGGTAGAAATTCTTCTTCATCGGAAAGGTCTTCATCATCCTCATCAAGTTCGTTTTCTATTACATCGTTGTTTTCTGGGTACTTAGTTTCAGGTTCATCAAACGCCCCTGAAAGATATTCACTTAGAATGTATTCTATTGGGATTTGATTTGCTATAGTTTCGTTTATACTCTCGTTTATCAATTTAAACATTTTAACTTTTTCATCATGTATACATTGAGGGTCGTAGTAAATTTGTTCGGAGCAAGCAACTATAATTTTATGTAAAAACGATTTTAAACTTGGGACCTTAATTTTAACAGACTTGTCGTCTGTCTTAAGTCTTACACATGCTAAAATCTTGACGTGACTTACAAAAATAGCAGTTATTAGATCCATTAAATATGGAAATTTTCTACTTACAGGACTTATTTTTTCTTCAAGTCTGTAATCCGCCCAATGAGGAACGGCTTTCAACTCTTTTTGAAAATTAGAGTATGAAACGCTGAGACGAATATTATTTTTTTGAGAGTCTTCGAATATACTCAATAAGACATCATAAATACTTGGTTGAATACAGTTTATCAATTGTTTTGAATATTCTTCTTTAGCAGCCACCAAAACGTTCACGTTAAGAGTTTCAGACATTCTATTTACAATTATGTATATTTTAAAAAACTACGATTTTAAACTTTCAAAATAAAACATTTACATATATAAATATGTATGTCTGCAGAATGTAAAATTAATAAAACAACTGTTAAATGGACTTTAGATACAAAGTTTGTCAAAGAAATTAAACAATACCTTTTAACTGGAAAAACAGAAGTGGCCGGTGATATAATATTTAAAGACACAAGTGTTTGTAAAAAAGGTATATGTGATAAAAAAAGTACTACTAATTATAAAATACACACAGGACAAAATGATTCTGTCATGACCCCAACCGGTCTAATTAATTTTCATACCCATCCTCAGAGTATATATACATCCGAAGAAACAAAATATGGTTGGCCGTCGGGCGAAGACATGGCTCAGGTCATTCAATTCGCAAAATTAAATACACTAAGACATATCGTTTTCACAGTTGAAGGTGCTTATATAATAAAAGTAAATAAAAAAGTGAGTATTTATCACTCTAAGATGATAGAAAATGTACTTAGATTTACTCACATTTATAGATCTTTAGATCAAAATAAACAAATTAAAGATTTTAGAAAAGACTTCGGTGTTACCGGGAGAACAACCGTCAATATGTGGTTAAATCTTGTAAATAATTTGACATTAAATAAGCTATATAAGTATTACAACTTATTTAATAAAAATAAAAGAAAAGTCCCTACCAATAAAGAAGTTCATGATAATATATTTACAGTTCAACTTAAAAAACTAAATAATAATTTTACATTTGAGGCTAATCATATACACGAAGAATGTCATTTTACGCTTTACGGCTTGTCTCCTGAGTAACTATGTATATTTCGAGGGTTTCGAAAAAATTTATAAGTAGACCGGATTCACACTTTAAATTCTTAAGATATTTTCTGAGTTGAATAATTTCTTTAGAGGTTATTCTTGAATTTTGTGATTTAAGTTCAAGAATATTTATTATGTTACCTTCTGAACTGTATACTACAATATCTGCTCTTTCAAAACCTAAGTAATAGCCTTTGTAAATTATAGGAACTACTACTTCGGTTTGAGTTATATATCCTTTTAGATTCATTTCAAGATACAAAGCGGATTGATATATATTTTCTTTATAATGAAACCCCAGTTCATCTGAAACTGTTTTTACACATTCTATGATTCCATCCATTACAGATTTATTGTTTTATTTCTTTACATTATTTAAAAAAAACTAATTTCCTTTATTTTCTTAGCTATTTTTTCGTTTTCGTCAATTTGGTCTTCAGGGGTGTCTATAATAGAATATTCTGTTAATAAAGTTTCAATGGGTTTAGAAGACTTTTCTGTCTTAACCTTCATCTGCTGAATTTCCCAACGAATGTAAAAAGCTGTTTTAGTATATACTATTACATCTCCTTTTAAAAGTACAATACCAGTTGTCTCATCTGGGATTTCTGAAACATTTAATTCATTTTTTCTATCAAAGAAATATGTATCGGAGCTGTAAAAACAATTCAATAAATTTCCGTCGCTTATGGCATTACGGTACAAGCTCGAACATGAATCAATGTCAATTTCTTTACCGAAAAATTCTTTGCTCTTCTCAGAAGTAATCCTAATTATATCTTTAGAAATAGTTTCTATTTCGGATATACTAAGCTCATCAAGAAGAATTTTACACTTTTCTTTCTCTTTATCGAAATATAATTTAGTTTTTGGAATTTGAAATGTAATCTCAGATGATCCGTCCATTATTTTAGAAAAGAAAACACTGTCTTCTACTTTATTTGGATGATACACCAATATAGTTTCTTTAATGAGTCCCATGTTACACTAAAGAAATTATTTTAAATGTTAGTTTTTAACGTGACTAATTAATATACAAACACTCTGATATAAAAAAATTTCCGGATATACAATTAAAAGAACAAATAACCTTTTGCGTATTTTTTAATTTTGAAAAAGATACAATATTTTTATTTTCATCAAAGAATTTTGATAAAATTGTTTTTTTTAGTATAATACTGTTATTTGTTATTAAGTCCGTGTTTATTTTTTTTATAGAACATATTATATTAATGTATCCGCATACATTCATGAAGTTATCGTGACTTTGAGAATCATTGTTTATTTTTAAAACGAGACCGTTGTCATTTTTTTGCGCTATTATAATAGGACTTTTAATTACCAATGTATCCGAAACACCCCTATACATCAAATCGTTGTCGTGGATATATAGATCCAATAAATTTATCTTTTTGTATGATAACATACTTCTTACCAATATTTTAAATAGATGTATTTAACGTATTAATTATACATACCAAACGGAGGTAAATCCGGTATTTTTTTAGTAGAAATAAATATTTGGATTGCTTCTTTAAATTCTGAAACATTAATGTTGTATAAATTTTCTTTACCAAAGTTATTTCTCATGTTTATTATCATTGCTTTTTCTATTATATTGTTTATATCGCCTCCGTTTCCAGTAAATAATGAGACATTTTTAGAAATTAAATCATTTACTTCAGAAATCTCACAGGATGTTTCCCACTCTTTTTCCCGGACGAGTTTAAAATAAATCTGCGACAATTCGTATGATGTGTAATTTTCTATTGTAAATGTCCAAGGAAATCTTCTACGAAGTCCAGGATTCATGGAGAAAAAACAAGCATCTAGTTCTGATTTATAACCTGCTATAATACAAATTATTTTATCCACGTTTTCAGTAAGATATTGATTAATCGTGTCTATACACTCTTTGGCATAAGAATCTTCGCTGCTAGATTTGGAACCAAGAGAATATGCTTCGTCTATTAACATAACACCTTTTTTACATCTTTCCAGAGTTTCCATAGTTTTAATTGCTGTACCACCCAGATATTCTGATATTAGATCAGACCTTCGAACTATATTAAACTTAGGTTTTTTGAATATTCCCAGTTTTGAGTAAATTCTTGCTAAAATATTAGAAATGCTAGTTTTTCCGGTACCAGGTGGACCTTCTAAAACAGTGTGAAGCATAACATTATCACCAGTTGACTGAATAAAAAATATAATCTGGTCAACGATTTGTTTTTTAAAAATTTGAAGACCAATCATATCATTTAACTCATTTAATTCTGGGAGTAAATCAGATAAAAGATACATTTTCTTAGGATAATTACGTCTATGTCTTTTACTGGGCAACTTCAAGGAATTATAATCAGATATCATCATTATTAGATTTTCTAAGCAGTCTAGTTTGTATTTTGTAATATCGAATGTAAATGTATCATCCGATATACTAGATAAAGACAAAGTACGTTTCATATACAATATATATAATATTATTTTTTTATATACATAATCTAGTTTATGAAAAACGGTGCGAAAAAAATATTAAATGAAATCGACAAATTTGATAATATAAAATCAAGACGTATTATAAAAAGTTTTGAAAATAAAATTAAAAGAGAGATAAACGGTGACATACTTTTGTATGGTGACAACGGTGGCCTCGACGATTACACTCTAAAAGACCTTGATTACGTTATATTATATTACATCTGGAAACACATCGACACAACCGTAAATTTAGAAGAAATATTGATTATATTGTATTCTTTTTACAAATTAGAAGAGTTTCATTTTAATCCGATTGTATTTGACACTTCAAGAACATTCGATATAATAAACAAATCTAATATTAACAATTTAATAATAAATATTTTGTATATAATAAATGAACAACTTTGAACTTGATTATGAAAATGATGAAAAAAGAATAGAATTTATGACAAGAACCCCTTGGTTAAAAAACAAAACAACGGGGCAAATAGTATATTCTCGCGAAGGTTATCCAATAGGGGACAACGCGAGAGACCCCAGATGGAAAGGGTATCCAATGTCATTACATTTTAATAATGGAGTAATGAATGCGATGCCAATGTTAACGGGTCCAACTGAATTTTATATGTCAGATGGGCATTATGCGATGTATATGCCAAAACCAGCAGATTATGACCAAAACGTGTTTACGTATGCGATGCTTTTAAGAGAAAGATATAAGAAATACCTCGCGGAAGTACTTAAAACAGACAAGGCCTCGTATAAAAAGGTGTTGAAAGAAGTACAGGCAACTAAAAGAGCCATGGAAAAAGAACTTGTTAGGGAGTATAGAATACTTAAAGACTTAGAACTGCGTTCTGGAAGAGAGGAATCTGCGAATAAGAGAAGAGCAAGAGCATCTGCTAGGGGTGGGCTTGAAGTGGCACCGGACGACGGAACTAAAAAGGAAACTTATGACAGTAAACTCGCAGAAATAACGAAATTAGAAAATATTCTAAAGAATGTAAAAATCTTTATAAATCAACTTAAGATCAATATTGAGTAATTATATAGTAATGTATGAGGTATAAACTAATTGTACCCGAACATTTAAAGAGTATTTATTCAACATGGGAACAAGCATACGAAATTAATAAAATACTTAAATTGTATATTTCTAAAAGAGATATAATTACAGACGCAACTGCTTGTATAGGAGGTAACTCTATTTTTTTTCACAGAGATTTTAAATTCGTAAATTCCATTGAAAAAGACCAAGACGTCTTTGATACACTTAAGAAAAACACAAATTTTCCAAATTGTAAACATTACAACTGTTCATATCTACATCTTATGTACATACTGAAACAAGATCTTGTATTCTTAGATCCTCCTTGGGGCGGAACAGACTACAAAAAGACTATAAGTATTGATTTATTTCTTGACAATATAAATGTGGTAGACATTATAAATAATATATATCACAATACCAGGCACATCGCGATGAAAATTCCCAAAAATTACAATTTAAATAACGTAAATAAAAATTTTTGGGATTGGAGAATATACCCAATAAAATCAAATAAAAAAAATATTTTCAACCTGATTGTATTCTATAAACAAACTTAAAGAAATAATGTATATAATTGTATAAGTAAAATATATGTATGGTTGCCCGAGTGGTCTAAGGGGACAGACTTAAGATCTGTTGGCGAAAGCCTCGTGGGTTCGAACCCCACACCATACATATATTTTATAAATTGTAAATTACGACAAATTATTTTAGACCCCGAGGGCGCGTGTTCTTTCAATAGGATTTTTTTTAATTATATCAGAGTAAAATTTAGCAAATTTTAGCATTTTAGAAAAAATATCAGCTCTCGTTCCTTCTAATAATTGATCGTTTACCTGTTCGGGTGTTTTACCAGGGTTTAATATTCTTAGTACAGTAAACATTAAAGACCAGGTTACACAATAACCTGTCCTATCGAACACCTCTGCCTTCATCTGGGGCCCTACGTTTGGACACGCTACTGAAAAATCTATAAATTTATACCCTGGAATAATCTTTTTAAATTCGTTTTTGAGGATTTTATCAATTCTATCCTGATTATAAGCTGGACAATTAATCCCTTCACATTGCGCTCCATGTGGATCGTATCTATCTATAGTTTTTTCTACAGTATCAAAAAATAATACATTAGCATGCCCACCCGTGTAAATGTCGGTACCGAATTCACTCGAGGATAAACTTAAAGCAACTGCGAGATATCTTTCTGTGCAAGTTTCAACATGCCTTCTTATTAGTGGATGGATTGCAAAAGTAGTAACACCCTTGTTACTATTATCACCTCTTGGGGCGTTATACAGTTGTGCATGATTTAAGACATCTGAATATGCATAAGAATTCCTTTCTGCACTTGAAAATGAAGCCGTAAATTTAAATTTTTGGCCATTACCACTCAACGGATGTGCGTAAGCAAAATATATTTGTTCGAACCAACATAAGTTTTTCTTGAACACAGGGTCCGTTTGTCGTATCAATGCTAAAAATCTCGGAATGTTGACATTTGTTCTAAGAAACATGAAAGCCCCCTTTTCCTCATTTTCTTCAAGTTCGGTAATTTCAAAAGAACTTAAATATTCATTAATACTAACTATACCGTTTTTGTCTATATCTAGGTCTTTTTTAAGTTTGCCTATGTCTACATCTCCTTTAGGTTTGATAACAATAGGTGTTACACCCGGGTCATTAAAAGCTATAGACCATCCTTGAGCCATTAATTTTTTGACGATTGGATTTGTTTGCATTATACATCTACCAGTTGTTGGATTTACTAATTTATTCGGGTCAGATGGACAAACTTTAAATATCTTGACAAAATTATTAGGACTGGGCTTGGATTTAGGCTTAGTCTCCGGAGGAACAGGCTGATTTTTGTTGGGTGTTATTAATATTGTATACCCTTCATTAATCAATTTCTTAATAATAGGA